ATGTGTATCGCCTGTAATCCCGGGCAACTGGCCATCATTCGCAATGCGGCTTCGCGGCGCGATTTTCTCAAGTATATGAGTGTCGCGGCGACATCGGCCTTCGTGGCGTCCGCCGCAGGCCCGGCCATGGCGAAGCCCGGTCATGACAAGGCGGGACCTCCCGACGTCATTTTTTATGGCGGGCCGATCCTGACAATGAACGCCCGGGCGCCGCAGGCGGAGGCGGTGGCTGTTCGTGGCGGCCGCATCGTCGCCGTGGGAAGCGCGGACATCAAGGGGCTGGCGGGACCAAAGACCCGCATGGTGGACCTGAAGGGCCGGACCATGTCGCCCGGCTTCGTGGAGCCCCACGCCCATTTCGTGTTCGTGGCCTTTGACGGCTGGACCAATGTCAGCCCGATCACGACCCCGGATTTTGACGCCGTGATTGCGAAAATACGGGAGGGCGTCAGCAGGGTCAGGCCAGGCGAATGGGTTCAGGTCCAGCAGTTCGATCCGAGCATTACCCGTGGAGCCCGGCCGCTAACCCTGGCGGTGCTGGACGCGCTGGCGCCGCACAACCCCCTGTTCATTCAGGAAAGCAATGGCCACATTGCTTACGTTAACAGCGCCGCCCTGAAACTTGCCGGCGTCACGCGCGACACGGCCAATCCTCCGGGAGCCCGGTTCATCAGGGACGCCAATGGCGATCTGACCGGCAAACTGGAGGAGATGGCGGCGCAGGCGATCTTCATCCACAAGATGCCACAGCCCTCGGCTGTGGAGTTCCAGCGGCGTGTTCGCCGCCTGTTCGATCTCAGCGCGTCGGTTGGCTGCACGACCTTCCATGATTGCGGCATCGGGCTTCTCGCTGGCCCGAAGGATCTGGCGTTGCTGGAAGCGGTCGTGGCTGGCGATGCGCCGGTGCGCTACCAGGGCATGCTGATCTCCACCCTTTTTGACCAATGGGAAAAAATGGGTCTGAAGCCGGGACATGGCAATGACCGCTTCCGCCTCACCGGCATGAAGGCCTGGGCTGACGGCTCCAACCAGGCCGAGACCGGTTATCAGCGCGAGAACTATCTCAATTCCGACAAGCGGGGTTCGCTCAACTTTTCAGTGGAGCAGATGACGGAAACAATCCGGCGCGCCCATAACGGCGGTTGGCAGGTCGGCGTTCACGCCAACGGCGACGCGGCCATCGACGCCACCATTGACGCTTATGCGGCGGCGTTGGGGGGCAAACCTGCCGGCGACCTGCGCCATCGCATCGAGCATTGCAGCATGCTGCACCCGGAACAGATGACACGAATGAAGGAACTGGGCCTTTCGCCGTCGTTCCTGATTGGTCACGTTCACTGGTGGGGCAAGGCTTTCCAGGAGCGGATTTTTGGTCCTGAACGCGCGCGTTTCTATGACCCTTGCGCCTCGGCGCTGGCGGCTGGCCTGCGGATTTCGCTGCATTCGGACTGGAACGTGACGCCCATCGAGCCGCTGCGCTACATGGAGAACGCCGTAACGCGAATCATGAATGAAGGCGGCGGCGTCTTTTTCCCGGATGAGCGGATTCCGGTTGAGGCTGCCCTGCGCGCCGTCACCATCGACGCGGCCTGGCAGTGCCATATGGATGACAGGGCAGGCAGCATCGAGCCCGGCAAGTTTGCCGATCTGACCATTCTTGAAGACAATCCCATGACCACCAAGGCCCCGTTGAGCAAGATAAAAGTCAGTGAAACCTGGATGGATGGGAAGCAGCGTCACCCCAGTTCGGCCTCTTCAAAGTAATTTCAGCACGACCTGTCAGGCCCCCTGATTTGACGCAGGTTCTGCATGGAAGGTGGATTTTTCTTCGGAAAATCCACCAGGGCCCGCACGGGGATACCGGGCGGGTCGATTCGGGGGCGAGCCCCTCGCGGCGACGGGGTAGCCCCGCCAGCATCAACCGGCGCCGGCCTTGAAGGTCGCGCGGCGCCTTTGGTGACCTGACAAAAAATGCTGCGCCAGAACCTGGCCACCAATATCTGGAGCCCGGGTGACCTCAGGCTGTCTGTTGTCTGGCGCGAGCAGCATCTGGCGGCGGTCGAACCCGGCGAATTCGTGTTCATATTGATGATCCCGCCGACAACAAAATTGTATATCTCCCAGTGAATAAATGGAAAAATTACCAGGATGCGCGCGTATATCTAAATATTCCTGATGTATGTGATGTTAAGTTTCTGTCTGAGTTTGCGGGCTGATAATCTATAAAGGAAATTCTTCTCTTACGGGAAAGGCTGGGTGGCGAGGGGCTGCATCTCGGCCGGCATCCAGGCGGGGCGCCGGCTCCTTTCACGCGGGGCGCGCCACAGCTTCGCCGCAAAAATTATTGACCCAGCGGACGCCTGCCGTCCCTGGTTGCGGTGCGGCCCCTGACGGGGCGCCGCTGTAGCCAGCAATTGAGGGGACGTGATTGCTGGAGAATCTTACGATGCGCGTTTTGGTTATCACTCTTGTCGCCGCTGCTTCTCTTGCCCTTGGCGGCTGCGGAAGCAGAACTGGCCAGCGGGTAGGCGGCGCGGCCGCTGGCGCCGGCGCCGGCGCTCTCGTGGCCGGACCTGTGGGCGCTGTCGTGGGCGGCGCTGCGGGCGCTGTTTCCGGCCCGTCCGTGGCCCGTGCGTTTCGCTAGGATGTGTTGACAAGGGAGATCCCCCAAATCGCTTCACAACGGGCTCAAGGTTTCCTCCTGGAAAGGGAGCTGTGTTGGCTCGGGGCGACCTGACGGGATGGCCTGGCTGGGCGACCTGCGGGATGAGCCGGGCTGATTGGGCCGCTGTTGCCCGCTGGCATGTTCGGGCCGCTTCGCTTCGTTCACCGGGCGCTGTCCCGGGGGCGAATCCATTGGTGCTGCAACGCCAGACCGTCAAAATGCAGCGCCGGGGGGTATGGAGCGCGCGCCTTCCCGGCGTTGTCGCCCGTTCTGCCCGGCGTAATTATCTCCTGGCATATGTTCCTCCTGCCGAGAACGCCGGCTCCCTGCGTTGCAGCGTCATCCGGCCGCCGTCGTTAGCCTTCCGCCCAAATGACGCCGTGCTTATCAACACCCTGAGGTCAACAACGGGCGGCGGCGCACACAGCGATTGCGGAAGGGCCAAGCCTCGGATAATGTCCGCTCCGTTAGCGCCCGTAGCTCAGCTGGATAGAGCGTTGCCCTCCGAAGGCAAAGGTCACACGTTCGAATCGTGTCGGGCGCGCCAACCTTTCCAATGGCTTAGGTTGTATCTGCAACGGGGCTTCTTGCCCCGTGTCCGCACAATGTCCGCGTAACGGTCCTTTTGAGCAGTTTTCCCAAAAGGAAACCGCCGCTCAGGCTGGACCCCTGAACGGCGGCAAAAGCGGGCAGCAAGGCAAAGCCACCGGGAAAAATCTCTATCATTTTCAGTCGCCTGCGGCAACGCCCCTCGCAATTCGGGGAGGCGTTCAATGAGCGCCTTCAGAGCGAGTTCGCCGGGCGCCGATCTGCGCGACTATCTCCACCGCATGCCGCCGGCCCGCAACCCGGAGCTTGCCGCCGCCTATGAGTGCGGGCAGGCCGAGACGAAGGCGGCGCGCAGTCGCGGCCCGCTGTCCGTTGGAGAGCATCTTGCCCGGCAGGTCCGCCGGTTTAAGCCACGCCGCCGGCCTGTCTCACCGGATCGCCTTGCGTCACGGAAGCGCCGTATTGCAGCGGTGCTGTGCGGCTCGGTGCCGGCCGTGGTCGGCTCTAGCTACACGCCAGCCCAGATCGCTGCCCTTGCGGTCATTGCTGGGGAGGTAAAGCGGCACGGGGTCTGTGACCTTGCGGTTGACGCCATCGCCGCGCTTGCGGGTTGTGGTCGCACGTCTGTTCAGGATGCAGTGCGTGAGGCCGTGAAGCTGGGCCACCTGTCCGTTACCCCGCGTCCTCGTCCTGGCCAGAAGAACCTGACGAACCTCATTCAGGTGATCGATAAGGGCTGGCTTGCATGGATCAGGCGCGGCCCCAAGCGCGCCGCCCTGACAGGGTTCAAAGCGCCGAACCCCACGAATACCCCAGAGATTACTGGATCAGAGAAAGCGCGCTTCAGCAGCGCTGCCGAGGCTCTGCGATGGGTGAATGAGCACAGGCATGCGCCACCTGATCCGGGTTGGCGGCCTCTATCAGCGACAAGAGAGCGATGAGCATGGCGAAGTGGCCATACAACACCAGCAAATGGCAGCGGCTCAGGGCGGCGAAGCTGGCCCATGCCCCGCTCTGCTACGCCTGCGACCTGCGCGGCCAGATTGTGCCGGCGGTGGCGGTCGACCATGTGCGACCGATCAATGATGGCGGCGAGGCGTTCCCGCATCTCGACGGGCTGATGGCGCTGTGTGAGCGCTGCCATAACGAGAAGACCAGCGGGATTGACCGTCGTGACCGCGCGATCACGGGCCGAAGGTTCAAAGGCTTCGACGCGCACGGGAATCCGATCGACCCGGGCGACGACTGGCATGGGGGTGGGGGTCTTCGAAGGACGGGAAAGGCCAAACGCCCGGACCGTCTCCGGAGGTCAGGTTATACTTAGTTTCACATGATTTTTCAGTCTCTTAACCAGAATCAGCGGGTGACGACATGGCGTTGCGAGGCCCCGGAGCCAAGGCCCTTTCGAAGCGCGGCAAGGTGGCGACACGCGAAGTTTTGCCGTGGGATATGCCCGGCCTGACCCGGCCGGAACGCGTCATCGCCTTCTGCGAGGATCTGCCAATCACTGCCGGCAAACTCGCCGGCACGAACATGCAGTTGCGCGAGTGGCAGCGCGCCTTCATCCGCGCCGTCTATGCGGAAGACGCGGACGGTCGCCGGCCGGTGCGCACGGCGGTGCTGTCGATGGGCCGGAAGAACGGCAAGACCCAGCTGGCGGCGGCGCTGGCCCTGTGCCACCTGCTGGGGCCGGAAGCGGAGCCGCGCGGCGAGGTCTATTCCTGCGCGCTGACGCGCGATCAGGCCGCCAAGCTGTTCGAGGAAATGACGGCGATTCTGAGAGGCCATGCCGAACTGGATGATCGCTGCAACGTGGTGAAATTCACCAAGCAGATCGAAGTTCTGTCCGGCGACGGCGGGGGCTCGATCTACGCGGCCTTGTCGGCGGACGCCGGCAGCAAGCTGGGCCTGTCGCCTTCCTTCGTCGTCTATGACGAACTGGGCAGCGCGCCCAACCGCCACCTGTACGACGCCATGGATACGGCGACCGGCGCCCGCGACAATCCGCTGATGATGGTGATTTCAACGCAGGCTGCAGCCGATCACGCCGTCATGTCGGAACTGATCGACTATGGCCAGCGCGTGCTCGATGGCGACGTGGATGACCCGTCATTCCATCTGGCGCTGTACGCTGCGCCGGAGGATGCGGACCCGTGGGCTCCGGAGACGTGGGCGCTGGCAAACCCGGCCATTGGTGACTTCCGCTCGCTGGAGGACGTGCAGCGGCAGGCGGCGCAGGCGCGGCTGGTTCCATCGAAAGAAGCGGCGTTCCGCAATCTGATCCTGAACCAGCGCGTGTCCGCCGTCTCCCGCTTCATTCACAAGGCCGAATGGGACGCCAATAATGCGCCAGTGTGCCTTGAAAGCCTGCGGGGCCGCGAGTGCTATGGCGGGCTCGATCTCGGCTGGACGCGGGACATGACCGCGCTGGTTTTTGTGTTCCCGGACGCCGGCGGCATGTTCGATGTGCTGCCCATGTTCTTCATGCCGGGCGACAACATCGCGGAGCGCTCAAACGAGGACCGGGTTCCGTATGATCTCTGGGCCAAGCAGGGATTTATCCAGCTTACCCCTGGCGTCACGCTCAACCCGGCGTATGTCGCGGACGCCATTGGCATCGCCATGACGCGGTACGATCTGAAGTCCCTGGCATTCGACCGCTGGAAGATTGATGACCTTCGTCGGGACGCCGGCCTTATGGGCCTGTCCATGCCGCTGACGCCGTTCGGGCAGGGCTTCAAGGATTTCTCGCCGGCCGTCGATGTGCTGGAGCGTTGCGTTGCTGAGAAGCTGCTTCGCCACGGCGGCAATCCGGTGCTGAAGATGTGCGCGGCGAATGCCGTGGTGACGCGCGATCCGGCCGGAGGCCGAAAGCTGGACAAATCGAAGGCGGCCGGGCGCATTGACGGGCTGGTGGCCTTGGCGATGGCTCTGGCCGTGTCCAAGCGGCATGAGCCGGAGCCGCAGCTTGCTTGTCTGATGGAGGATTACTGGGATTGACGCCCCCAAATTTGATGAAGCCCGGAGCGCGCCTGAGAATGCGAAAAATGGATAGGTGACATCGTGTCACCTATTGGATTTTGCGCTTCAATAAAATCAATGACTTACAAGGGGGTGCATGTCGTAAATGTCACCTATCAACGCATCAGGGAGTTGCAGGTTTAATAATGCCTCGTCCCAGAGGCAATGCGTTCGATTTCTGGCTGTCCCCATCAGTCTGCAAGATTTGTGGTCGTTTCCGTTCCGCCTCCTTGCTGGCAGCCAGAGCTATTACCGCCTTAACTCGTTCTTCTCTCATATGTCTCGCCACATACCATTCTGAGAATAGCATTTCGATCAATCCAATAAGCATCTGCGCTTCATTTGGTTCGACATCAACAATGAGATTGATGTCTTTTTCCATATGTGCGCCAATATTACCAATCTGACGAATTGCATCTATTGCGCCGACTAAATCTGGCGTAACGCCAGCTGGCGCGGATTGCGTATCCGTCATTTGGCGCAGCTGATTGATTGCTTCTGCCAAGTTATTCTTCTGGATGCCGCAGAAGTCACGGATCATCCCTTGGATACAGCGTCGTGCGAGAGTCGCGGAAGCTTTTGGGCTCAAGTTTTTTATGGCGCACGCTTCTTGGTAATCAGAAATAAGAGGTGCTGGAATGTAGGATGGTTGCGGTTTTGTTGTAGATGATGGTAATAAATTCCATGTAAATAGCAGGTCATTTTCCGTATGCCCGCGTGCACCTATAGTTGACTTAAGGAATTTTACGTTAAGAGTTACCTGGCCACAAGCTTCCGATGCGCACCGAATTGCGTGTGCTTTCAAAGCTCTGCCCTCGAATGCATCAAATCCTAGGCCGAGGCCAATGCTTCCCCGCGCGGAATTCGAGGTGGTAACTACTTGTGCTTTTCCACAAAATGGACATTCCCAATCATATAACGCCATGCTCTCCCCCCGATGCTTTTCGTAGGCGCACGCCAGCGCCGCCCCCGTTCTCAGGAATAAATTCTACACCGGCGCTTTCTAGTGTTGTCGTCAACATAAAGAGCGTTTCGGACGAGACGGACATGCGCTCAGCTCGATCGATTGTAGGGCGCGATAGGCCACTCGCTGCGGCTAGCTGCGATTGCGACCAGCCAATAAGCGCGCGCGCGGCTCTGATCTGAGCGCCAACAATGCAAGACACTTTTTTCCTCTTGAGGCATTTTGCATCAATCGATAAGATGCAAAATGTAACACGGGCCGAAGGGGAGCGCCAACTCCCACATCGGCCCTAACCAAAACCGATCCTCAGGAGATCGATCATGGCTGTTTCCAGCAATAGCACCGCTTTGCCTTCTGGCAAGGCGAGAACCCGCCGCGCCGCCCTGGCCATCTTCGGCGGAACCGCGCTTGGCGTTGCCGCCACCGGCGCACTGGCCGCGCAGCAACTCGCCTCACGACCAGAGCGGCACCCTGACGCTGAGCTTCTGCGGCTTGGCGGAGCCTTCGAGCGCCAAATGTCCGTCGTGAAGGCGGCGGGTGCCCACGCCGACTACATGGAACGCGCGTTCTTCGCCCCGTTGCTTGCCGATCGACTGGCCGGCGTGTCGCCGGACGCGGATCTGGACGTCAGATATGAATGCGCCCGCGAGTCCGGATGGGACCCGGCGCTTGAGGTTTTTTGGGACGAGGAATTGGCCGCATGCGATCTGGCCGACGCCATTCATGTTGCGCCAGTGCACACGGCCGAGGGCTTGGCCGTCAAATGGCAGGCGCTGCATTACATGATGGACGACGTGTTTCGTCTGCTTCTGGATGACAAAGATGGAACGCCGAGCCTCGAGCGCAAACGGTTCGAGGAATTCGGGCAGCAGCTTCTGGGCCTTAGCGGGCACGCTACCCGACCTAATGCGCAAGCCTATTGTGAATCACAATAAGGTCGGTTATCCTATGGTCAATATCTATAGGAGTGCTCCATATGCGATATATGCTCACTACGGTCGCGGCCACACGTGTCGCGGGTCTCGATCGCCAGCGGCTGAACGAATACATCTCCATGGGGGACTATCCGTGCGCCCCTGCCACCACGCCCGGCAAGGCTCGCCTGTTCGATCCTGACGATGTGTTGGGCCTCATCGTCTTCAAGCGGCTGATGGAAGAGGGCTATTCGCCATCCGCCGCCGGCAAGATCGCCTGCAAGGTCGCCGAAGGTTCCCGACAGTATCCGGATGCAAGCCGCGTGTACGTGCGTCGGGGAGTCCTCGGCTCGATCCGAGTTTATTCGGATGACGTGCAAGACCCGATGGCTCTGCATGCTGATGGCCTGACGACGGAAAAGGTTACGATGTTCAACCTCGAACACTACCGCCAGTTCGTCGCGGAGGGGACACAAGAGCAGATGGCGATCGTTGGTCCGCAAGACCCTGAATGAGCCTGTCTCCCCCGGTTTCCTCTCTATTCTGTACGGTAGGCTAAGATGATCCGCATCAACGAACTGAAAGAACAGCGCGCCGGCAAGATTGCCGAAATGGAAGCGCTTCACGCCAAGGCCAACCTTGAGGGCAACGAAGAACTGCGCTTCACCGCTCTGGAAAAGGAAGTCCGGACGCTGAACGACAGCATCCACCGCGCCGAAACCATGTCCGAGTTCGAGCGCCTCGAAGCGCGTGGCGAGCCGGTCGGTGGCCCGGACATGGCGCGCGAGCTGCGCAATTACTCGCTCGCCAAGGCCGCCCGTGAAAGCATGCAGGGCAAGCTGACCGGCGTTGAAGCCGAAATGAGCGCCGAACTTTCCCGTGGCCGCGAGGTTCGCGGCGTCATGGTGCCGACTGCGGTGATTCTGGGCGGCGTCGAAACTCGCGCCCTGACCACGACGACGCCGGCCGGCGCGGCTGGCGGCAACCTCATTCGCACCGATCTGGCCGCCATGACGGATCGTCGGCGGCCGGCGCTGAAGGTCGAAAGCATGGGCGCGACGGTGTTGCGCGGTCTCACCGGCAATCTGGATCTCCCGCGGCTGGTCGAAAGCGGCTCCGCCAGCTGGATTGCCGAGCACACGGACTCGACGCGTTCTGACGCCAAGTTCGGCAAGAAATCCATGGAGCCGAAGACCGTTTCCGGCGAATACGAATTGAGCCGACGCATGATGCTGCAATCCAACGAAGCGATTGAGAGCATTCTGCGCGCCGATCTGGCGTTCATCCTTGCCCAGGGCCTCGACAGCGCGGCAATCAGGGGCGGTGCAGCCAACCAGCCGACCGGCATTCTGGCCGATGCGGGAGTACAGCAGCTCGCTGGCGCTGTGATCGGATCCGATCTGACGGCGGACATGATTGCCGCCCTCGAAATGGATGACGTGACCGGCACGCACGCCTTCCTGACCAACCCGACGGTGATCGCCCGTGCGCGGAAGCTGAAGGATACAACCGGCCTCCCGATCCCGGTTGCGACCACGTTCCATGGCGAGGTCGTTGAAACCTCGACACAGGTTGCGGCCTCGACGCCTGCAGGAACTGGCGAGAACCCGACCCCGGCCAAATATCCGCTGATCTATGGCGAGTGGGCCTCGCTTTACATCGGCTATTGGTCGGGCGTCGACATTCTGGTGAACCCCTATCACGCTGGCGTTGCCAGCAAGGGCGGAGCCCTGCTGCACGCCTTCCTCGATACGGATGTTGTCGTGCGCCATCCCGAAGCTTTCCGCTGGGCAGAGGTGAACTAATGATCACGCTCGCCGCCGCGAAAGAACATCTCGCTATTGATCATGACGAACATGATGCTCGGATCACGGCGCTTATCGAGACGGCGAGCGATCATCTTTGCAGTATTGGCGTGAATATCGACCGAGATCCTCTGCCCGCTGCCATTCGACATGCTGCCCTGCTTTTGGTGGGGCACTTTTACATGAACGCTGAAGCGGTGGTTACGCGCCAATCGTTCGCCTTGCCTCTCGGCGTCGATAGGCTGATCGCCCCATATCGCGAGGTGTCTCTGTGAGCATTGAACGCAGATCAGTCTCTCTCGAAATTCATGCCAAGGGCCGGAAGCTTGAAGGCTACGCCGCCACCTTTGGCGTTGCCGCCAACATTGGCGGCGAGTTCACTGAAACTATCGCGCCCGGCGCGTTCGCGGCGTCGCTTGTTGGTGGACGCGATATTCTGGCGCTGGTTGACCACGATCCGGCGCGCGTGCTGGCCCGGACCCGCTCCGGCACCCTTCGCCTGTCTGAAGATTCGACCGGCCTCGCTTTCTCTCTCGATGTTCCCGACACATCATCCGGGCGCGACGTCCTGGCGCTGGCTGAGCGGGCCGACCTGGGTGGCATGTCATTCGGCTTCACCGCGCTGGACGAACAGCGCGACGGCGCGCGCCGCGAGCTGCGCAGCGTTGCCCTGCATGAAATTTCTGTTGTGCTGGCATGGCCGGCGTATGGCGGCACGGTCGTTCAGGCGCGCTCAGGGCGGCCTGTCTCGCCATTCCATATCCGCGCTGCCCGCACCCTGCGCCTGCTGGAGTTGGCCCGATGAACCTGTTTCAACGCATCTTCCGCCGTGAACAGCGCTCAGCCGCCCATATTGGCTCCAGCGATCCGGCGTTTGCCGAGTTTATGGGCCATGGCCGGCTCAGCGGTCATGTCGATCCGGCCCGCGCCAGCGGCCTGGCCACCGCCGGGGCGTGCATTTCGATTATCAGCCAGTCGCTGGCGGCTGTTCCGCTCAACGTCTACCGGCGCACGGAAAACGGGGGGCGTGAGCGCGCGAGCGAGCATCCGCTGTATGGCGTACTCCATGATGCGCCCAACGGCGTGATGACCGCGTTTGAAGCTCGCGAGGCCCTGCTTGCCAGCTTGCTCATCGCCGGAAACGCCTATGCTGAAATCGAGTGGAATGCGCGCGGGCAGGTGACAGCGCTGCGCCCGCTCGATGCGGGAAGCGTTGCCGTCGAACGTCTTGAAAGCGGCCGGCTGCGCTATCGTGTCAGCGACCGCCGGGGCGGTGTGCGGATTCTCGTTCAGGAGGAAATGCTGCATCTGCGCTACCGGCTGGCCCGCGATGGCGTGATGGGCCTGTCTCCGATCCAGCTTGCCCGCGAAACCATCAGCCTTGCGCTGACACAACAGGACACTGCGGCCGGTCTGGCTCAGAAGGGCAATCGCCCATCTGGCGCGCTGGTCTTTCCTGAAAGGATGGGATCAGAAGCGCATCGGTCGACTTTGCAGACTCTGCGCCAGAAAATCGAAAGCAACACGTCCACGTCCAGCGTTCTTATCCTCGACGGCGGGGCTGAATGGAAGTCATTCTCCATGACGGCGAAGGATGCGGAGTTTCTGGAAAGCCGGAAGCTGACCAACCTGGATATTTGCCGCATCTGGGGCGTGCCGCCGACCGTGGCCGGCATTCTCGATCACGGCACCTATTCCAACGTTGAGGCAGAGAGCAGGGCGCTTGTTGTCCGCTGTCTGGCTCCGATGGCCCGGCGGATTGAGCAGGCCATGAACGTTGCGTTGTTGCCGGCCGGAAGCCGCAAGACGCTGTTTGTAGAGCATGACCTTGCTGGCCTGCTGCGCGGCGACATGAAGACCCGGTATGAAAGTTACCGGATCGGCCGCGATGGCGGCTGGCTCAGCCCGAATGAAATCCGCCGCTGGGAAAACCTGCCAGAGATCGATGGCGGCGACGAATTCCTGTCGCCGCTCAATATGGCTCCGCTTGGAGAGCGGAAAGAGAACGTGCGTGAAGGATAGTTCCGATGGGCGCAATCCCCATTCCCGCTTTTATGAAGCAAACCGGCCACACGCGCGGGCAAGTCAACAGAATGCTGGATACCGGACTTGAGCACGTCAAGATCGGCACAAGAATTCTCATTCTTGATGGTGCCCATGATCGCTGGCTTAAAGAAAATACGGTCAGAAGATGCCCCCAAGAAACCGTGGATACCGCATACATTGGGTTGAGAAACGCAGTTGCTGGTACATTGTCTGGACAGAGCGCGGACGCAGTCGCCAGCGAAGCACGCGCACTGCGGATCGCCAAGAGGCTGAAATAGCGCTTGCCGATTTCATCCGTAACAGGCAACCGCGCTCTGGTCCGGCCTCGCCTGACATGGTGCTGATCACTGACCTTCTCGCGGATTACTGCTTGGCGAGGGAAAGCAAGGTGGCTGCGCCAGGGCGAATTGCTGCTGCACTCATTCCGCTGATTGGCTACTGGAAAGGTCTGTACGCCGGGCGCGTGACCAGACAATCGTGCGAAGAATATGTGAAGTGGCGCAGCCGCTCCAACGGCACCGCGCGGCGTGAGTTAGGCGTCCTGCGCGCCGCAATCAATCATGCCCATATGGAAGGTCTTCTTTCCCGGTCTGTTCCTGTCCACCTTCCCGAGCGACCCGAGCCACGGCAGCGCTGGCTTACCAAGCGCGAGGCTGGCCGCCTTCTGAGGGAGGCGGGCCGATCTGCACACGCAAAGCATTATCTCCCGCTCTTTATCCGCATCGGCCTCCATACCGGTCAGCGGAAAGAGGCGATTCTGTCGCTGCGCTGGGATCAGGTCGATTTCAACGGCAAGTGGATTGACTGGAATCCTGTCGGGCGCCGGCGGACAAAAAAGCAACGCCCACGCTCACGAATCCCTTCGAAACTGATGCGGACACTTCGGATCGAGCGCGAGCGTTCGTGCTGCGATTACGTCATTCATAACGGCGGTGAGCGCATTCTGGACGTCAAGGGCAGCTTCGGCACCGCCTGCAAGCGCGCGGGTCTCACGGATGTGTCCCCGCATGTCCTGCGGCATACGCGGGCGACCTGGGGCATGCAAGGCGGTGCGAACCCTCATGGATTGGCCGGCTTTCTTGGGATGAGCCGGGAGACGCTTGAGAGCACTTACGGCCATCACCACCCCGACTATCAACGTCATGCTGCGGAGGCTTACTGA